AGGGTTACGCCGGATTTAGCAGCACTCGCTTTAGCTGCTTGATCTGCGTCGGCTATACGCTCGCGGGATTGCTGGTCTGGTGACACGCCCACATCATACTTGGCTATTTCTTTGCCAAAATCATCACGGTTACGGTTTTTCTCCATCATGACTTTTCTGTTGCCTAAGTCCACCATCTCCGGCTTTGACTCGTAGCGCTCAAGAAACGTGCGGCCTTCTTCGGTCGTGTTGAGGAAGTCGTCCAGATATCTCTTGCGTTCGACAGGGTCTTTGACCTGCGACAGCATTTGCCTGTAAGGCGAAGTATCGATGCCCAGCACTTCCAAATTTGCAAAATTCATGTCCGCGTTGGCGTCGCTAGGGTCGGCGTGGACATTCATGAGCGCGGTCCCAAACGCTTTCTTTTGGGTTTCAAGCCGCTCTTGCTCGGCTTCGCGCGTTGCCTTGTCTTGTTCCAATTTAAAACGATTAGCCTGTGTGCTTGCGTTCAGCATGTCCGCGCCCGCCGCGCCAAACTGAAGCGCGCCCAGAGGGTCCCGCGTAAGTCCTCCGCTCCTAACATACTCCGCCAGCGCGTTCTGCTGCGCCAGCTCCTGGTCGCGTTGGCGCATCTGCGACAGGACATTCATGCCCTGCGCTCGGGTCTGGGCGATCTCGCCGAAGTCAGGCTGATAGGTCTGCGCCATCAGCGGGATACGAGTGTCAAGCGGCACGGTGCGCTCCTTAAGTGACAGACCCTGGCATGGCGGCTGAGCCGTAATATTTGGTCAGCGCGTCGTTAAGCGGCTTGTTTGAATAGTAGTTACCGACCGTCCCCAGCGCTCCGCTAAGGGCGTTGGCGCGGCCTATGTAGCCAGAGGCGCGGGCGTTGCCCATCTGCATGTAGTTTTCCCCAAGCCGACCGCCCAAGTCGCCAGCCGCGCTGGTCAATATGTTAGCGCCGGTCTGGCCTGCGCCCATCAGCGAGGACAGCGGGTCAAGCTGGTTGGCGCGGTTGACCTGATAGCGGTTGAAGGCGTTCTGATATTCTTCGCTGGCAAGATTTTGCCCAAAGCGCTGCGCGCCCTTCATCATGCTGCCGGACAGAAGCCCGCCCCGCGCCGCCGCCGACCGCTCCAGCGCCTTCATGCCTTCCGACAGGCGGAAGGCGTAGCCGGGGTCTTGCTGGTAATCTTGCATGCTGAAGTCGCGTGCGTAGCGGCCGTAGTCGGCCCCGCCCGTCGGTTCTCCCAGACCCATCAGCTCCATGAAGCGGTTCTGCGCCGTAAGGCCCGCCTGGCGAAACGGCGCCTGAAGCTCGACCTGACGCTCAAACATCTGACGCTGGACATCAGACGCTTGCTGCGCGGCCTGCGTCTGCGCCTTGGCGGCCTTCTTGGCCGACATGCCGCCAATGATTGAACTTCCAACGCTGGATGCAATTATGGCGGAAACGGGTTCAGGCACTGGGAAACTCCCTTCGATAGTCGGCAAACTTCTCGCCGTAGAGCGACATGACGTCAACGGCGCGGGCCATAGCTTCTTCAAACCCGTGCGTCAACGCGACGACGAGAAGGACGATATCATAGTACGACGCGCGCCACACGAACGATTTTTCGTCGGCCTCGCCCCGCAGCTCGGCCTCATCCGCGGCCTTCCACTTGAGCAGCGCCGTGGCCAGAGCCGGGCGCAGCATGTCGGCGTTAGCCACGAAGAAGGCGTTTGTCGGCATGGAGACAAGCGTCGAGGCGATGACGCGGTCCAGCCGGTCGCGGTCGACGTCGTCCTTGTCGGCAATGTCGTCAAAGAACTGGATAGCCGCCCACAGGTCCATCAGCCACTCAATAGCGGGGTCGGACAGGCGGAGCCCGTTGCGGAAGTTATGAACCAGCCAGTCTTCCGCCCTCACGAGACTTCCCTTCCGCTGGAGCGTATGGTGATTGACGACGCAGCGCTGGCCAGGGTCGAGATGAACCCGTTCGTTCCCAGCACATGCCCGACCAGCTCGGGAAAAGTATACGTTTCTGCGGGCAGAAGTGTCTTCGTCTTGACGATCAGGTTCTGGTTCCCGGCGCTGTCAAACTGCGTCACCAGGTTGACCGACAGCGACGCCGCCGACGCGCCGTAGTTGGTCGCGGTAAACTTGTCGATGATCGCGGTCACGTTCGTCGCCGTGTACTGCGTCGTCTGGCTGTTCTCGGCAATCTTGGCCGGTATGAGCGCTTTAACTGTAACCGCCATGATAGCCCCTACGTAAACGCGATGCGGACGCGGCCTGCATACCCTACAAGGCCGCTCTGTCCAAACAGTACCACTTCACCGGCGTCTCCGCCACCGCCTGCCGTCAGACCGTTGTCGCCCGTCAGCGGGCTGGCGCCTGCCGGGTTAGGGACGCCGCTGCCGTTGCCGGTCGTGTTCGTCGTGTTGCCGCCGCTAGCCGTGCCGCCCGTGCCCTGCGCACCGCCGTACTCCCCGCTGGAGCCGCCGTTGCCGCCGTTGGCGGCCAGCGACGTCAGGCTGTACGTCCCGCTGTAGACCAGCGACTGACCGCCGCCGCCGCCTGTAGCCTCGCCCGACGAGCCCCCGCCGCCACCTGCGCCGACGACGTACAGGATCGTCTTGCCGGTGTCTGCGCCGGTCAGAGCGATGACCGACTTGGAGTAGCCGCCACCGCCGCCACCGCCGCCAGGAAGCTCCACGATCTCCAGAACGTAGCCGTTGTACTGCGACGTCAGGATGCTGGAGCCGCCACCGCCGCCCGCGCCCCAGACCTGTATCGTAACGCTGGTCACGCCGCCGGGGATCGTGATCGACCCCGTACCGGCTTCGGTGATGTCGTGGACGTTCGCGCCTGCGGCGGCCGTCCCCATGTTGAACACGCCCAGCGTTGCAGCGCCCATCAGGTGAGCCCCGTCCCGCTGGCCAGCCATGACGTACCGGCGATCTTGATGAGCGTTGCGACGCCGTTACGCGCCAGTGTGCGCGTGCCGGTGGTCGTTGAGTTGGCCAAGGTCAGCGTGTCGGTCGTGATGCCGATAGACAGCGACGTTGTGTTGATGTTGACCACGATGATAACGGTCCCGATAGGGAACGCCGTTGTGCCGTTGGCCGGGATGGTCAACGTCAGGCTGGTGCCGTTCATCAGCACGGACTTGCCGCGGTCGGCCAGCGTCAGCGTGTAGTTCGTCGTCTGGCTGTTCTGCGGGGCGTCGCGCCAGCCGATGGACTGTTGCGTACCGCCGTTGTCCGCCGCCGTCGGAGCGCCGGTAAAAGCCGGACTTGCAATAGGGGCATAGATAGTTGCAGCGGCGGCGGTCGACAGCGCGTCGGTAATGCCGTACCCCGCAAGGGTGGTCGGCGTGCCGGAGAGGGCTGACCAAGCTACAGCGCTGACGTCGTTGACGCCGACGATGTCGTCAAACGTCCAGATCTCGACGCCAAGGCTGGTCTTGAGCACAAACTTGTACGCGGCGCCTTGCGTTAGCCAGACACCCTCTGGTGTGCGCCCGGCGGAGTTGAGGACGATAGGGTTAGCGTTGGTCGTCAGGCCGGTGTCGCTGGTGTACGTCGTCTGCGGCGTCGTCGTCCCGGCCGCGTAAGTGTACAGCAGGCCGCCCGACAGCGGGTCGCCGTTGCTATCGAAAAACTGCGCGCCAGCCCCGCCCAGCGCCGAGATGTAAACGGTCATATGTTCACCTGCGTAACGGATAGGAGGATGGAGGGTATCGCCGGTACGGGCGATGATGCCGCAACGGCGATCATCTGTATAGCCGTATCTGAGACTGACCACATTAGCTCAAAGTAGCTGCCGGGGTTCATTTTCAGCACAAAGTTCCAAGCGGCGATCAATTCGTTGTTGTTGCCTTGCAACCTAAGCTGGCTAGCGGACTTAGGCAGGTCTACGCCGTCAACGCGGGGCCAGAGGTAGACAAAATGCGCGCCGCCCGATGTGTTGTCGAACTGGGCGCTAAACTGGAAGTTGTAGACGCCGGGGTTAGCGCAGATGATGCGTGACGCGGGGGAGCCCAGATAGACGCCATAGGACAGGTCCGTCGTGTTGAACGTAGCGCCGTAGGCCGTGTTGATCGCCGCGGCCGTCTGCGTAACATCGCTGGAGAACGAACCATAATAAAGAATCGGAGGCTCGGGCAGGGTTATGGCTGGGCGCAGTTTAAGCGCTTGAATTTCCGCCGCGATCGCTTGCACTTCGGCTTCTGTTGCAGCGTCAGAGAACGGCGCAAGTTCCAGGTCCGACAGGGTTATGTCGGTTTCGCCAGCGCCGGTCAGGTTGAACTGGTTGTACAGGAACCGATACCATTCGCGCGCGACCAGCCCTGTCCGTTCGTCGATGAACGGAACGCGGGGCGCGGGAATGTTCGTAATGTTAGGCATTAGTCTCCTCTACCGACAGCTCGGCCCCCATAATGGCAATCTTGACAGGGTCGGTGCCGGACAGCTCGTAAACGCGGTCGCGCAGCTTCACGGTCATGCCCAGCCGCCGCCAGATGACGCGGGTGCCGTAGCGGCCAATGCGGCCCAAGGACTTCCAATGCTCGTTGGACCAGGTGTGGCCGCCATCATCCGACCAGCGCAACATAACCTGCGGGTTTGCGCCCTGCACCGTAACGGCCGTGATCAACAGCGGGTCGCCGCTCTCCGTCACCAGCAGGTCGCCTGCGGCGTCGATAGGGACAAGGATAGGGTTGCCGCTTTCGTCAAGCACCGGGTCGCCTTCAGCGTCGTAAAGGAACACGTACCCTTCGGTGGCCAGCAGGTCGACAAGGTCGTAAAAGTCCAGCCCGTTCAGGCCAACGCCGGACTCGCAGTCCAGCTGGAGCGAGTGTTGCGCCGTGCGCTTCAGGTTGTTAGCGCCGGTCGGCAACGCGCGCCAAGAGCGTAGCCACTTCTGCGCCGCGCCGTTGTCGGCGTAAACGTCAAGGTCAAAGGCGTACAGGTTGCCGTTCTGGTAGTCGCCGACAACAATCTCGCTGTTGTACGACATCTGACAGTTGCTGCGGTGCCGCACAAAGTGCCCGTTAGCAAAGCCCGCCCGTTCGTGCCATGCGCCGGTGGCGACGTCGTAGACCCAGGTCGTGTTGGCGGTAGGGAAGACCAGCACGTAAAACGCATGGCCGTCCTGCTGATAGGTGTACCCTATGGCGTCGGACAGGTTGCCGTACTGCTGGATCTGCCACTCAACGGCGTGCGTCGACATGCGAACGCCGGTGTAGCCGTTGGACCTGTAGACAATACCTTGCCCTCGGGCGTCGGAGCCCAGCCAGAACAGACCGTTGTCGAGCTTGGCGACCGAGTACGGAGCAGCGCACCCGATCTCGTTAAACGCGCCTTGGATGCGCGACAGCGGGAAGTCGGCCAGACCGGCGTCGTACCAGACCTCAACCGAGTTGGTCCCAAACAGCCATGCCTCGCGGTGGTCGACGATCAGCGACACAAGCTGGTCCGGCGCGCCTTCGGCGCTGGCGAAGTCCAACGCGTCGACGGACAGGCCGTCAAGCAAGCTAGTCACCCAGATGCGCTGACTGTTGGGTTCGTTGAAAACAAAGTAGCCGTCAAGGTAGCCAACGGTAACAGCGCCGGGGAAATCCGGGTCTGTGATCTGCTGCAAGACGCCGGTCGAGGAGTCGTAAATAAACCCGTCCGGGTTACAGGCGATGAACAGCTGCGTGCCGTTGTCGGCCATGCTAACCGGGCCTGAGCCGGAGACAGGGCCTAGCAGCGTCGCCGTCCAGCTGGCGTTGACGCGGTAGAGCTGCGTCCCCGACACGACGTAACCGTAGCCGCCAAATTGCCACAAGCCGCGGATCGGCCCCGTACCCGCCGTTGCAAGCAAGCGCAGGCCCGGGGCGCGGTTCAGAAACGCAGGCTCTTTGCCGCCCTCGGGCACGACCTCGGGAAACAGGTTCACCATGCGGCTGTCCGCAGCGTTGACGCTGCGAGCCACATAGGAACTGCCGAGAATCGGCGTTTTCATCAGTAGTTGCCCGCAAAGATGTTGTAGCGCTGGCGCGTGCCGACGATGCTGTAGGGCAGCGCCATGATGTCATCAGGGTTGTTGACGCGCTTCAGGTTGCGCTTGGACGTCATGGCGATCCGTTGCACCTGCCCGCTGGGCTCAACGCCAAACTCCGGCGCCAGCTCCATAGCCAAGTTATAGCGGAAGGCGCGGAGATAGCCGGGCGGGAAGGTCAGGTCTGTCGCCAGATTAGCCGGGCGCGTTAGTTCATCAACCGAGATGAAGTGAAACTCAATCAGTTTGGTCGGCACCGGGTAGATGTACATCTCGATGTCGGGGTAGGTCATGTTAACCCACATAACCTGCGGATAGGTTGACGTCACCGTTTTGACGGCGATGCCGTCGTACTGCTGCTGGTTGATCAGCTTGATACCGTAGCTAATTCCCGTAGCGGGGTCACGGAAATACGTCGCGTCGTCAAGCTGCACGGGACGATTGCCGACAAAGTCACCTGACGGCCCCAGCGTCCGGCTAATCGTAGCCGGAGGCCAGTTGAAGACCTGATCTTGCGTCGAGTAGACCGAGAGCCGTTCCGTGTTCCAGCTTTCGATCATCTGGTTCATGGCGTTCAGCGCATCGTCGGATGTCTCCGACGACGGAACTTCACCTTCCGCCAGCATCCCGATCAGCCTAAGCGAACCGTTTATGATGTCGCCAGCGGTCGCCATAGCTTAGTTCTCCGTTTGCGCCGTCCTTCGGCTACGCCGTTTCGGGGCCATCTCGTTGACTAGATCAACCAGCGGTGGCTCGTCAACAACGGGTGCGTTTGGGTCAAATTCGTACCAGCCGTTCGCACGATCATAACGCGCTTCCGCGTCAGACGTAGCAACTTTCTGCCCGTGAACGGGGTGCTCCAGGTAGATAACAGCCATAAGTTCTCCCGTAAAAATAACTCAAGGCAGCTAAACGCCGCCTTGAGTCCTCTATTATGACGGCAGAAGTGGCGTCGAGTAAAGCTGCGTAGACGAGGTGCGGGTAAAATCAGCAATGGTGTTGGCCGCCATGTTAAGAGAGCCAGTCGTTGCTGTAAGCCCGTTAATATCCGCGCC